AGTAGTTGCAGCTGCAACATCTTCGAGTTCTATTCGTGGATTGTCTATAAACCTCTTGTATCTTGATGAGTTTGCGTTCGTAGAAAATGCAGAGGAATTCTATACATCTACCTATCCCGTTGTTACATCGGGTAAAAATTCAAAGGTTATTATCACATCGACTGCAAACGGTGTTGGTAATATGTTCTATAAGTTATATGAGAGTGCAGTACAAGAACAATCCGAATACAAACACTTCCTTATCAACTGGTTTGATGTGCCAGGCAGAGATGCAGAGTGGAAGAAACAGACCATTGCAAACACATCCGAGACTCAGTTCGAACAGGAATACGGTAACAGTTTCCTAGGAACAGGTACAACACTCATTAATTCAAATACTTTACTAGGAATGAGGTCAATTGACCCCGACTGGAATCGTGATAACATAAATATATACGAGAGTCCGATAGAAGGACATTCATACGTATGTACAGTGGATGTATCAATGGGGAGGGGTATAGATTACTCTACCTTCACTATATTTGATGCATCGGTTCAACCCTTTAAACAGGTTGCAACATATAGGGATAATATGATATCTCCTATGTTATTACCCGATGTTATCAGTAAGTATGCACATCCATACAATGATGCACTTGTAATCATAGAGAACAATGCAGAAGGAAGTTTAGTTGCAAAAATGTTGCACTATGACGTAGAGTATGAAAATGTATTCGTGCAAGGTATGATGAAAGCAGAAGACATTGGTGTAACAATGAACAGGAAAATCAAAAGGATTGGATGTTCGACACTAAAAGAATTATTAGAAGAGAATAGATTAGAATTAATAGATAGAACGACTATAACAGAACTGATGACCTTTGTCCATAAAGGAACTTCATATGAAGCGGATAAGGGGTATCATGATGATATGGTTATGAATTGTGTTATGTTTAGTTGGTTTATAACGACCCCCTATTTCGAACACTTAACAGATAAAGCAGTAAAAACGTTATTATATTCTGAACAAGCAAAATTAATCGAAGACGATTTGTTACCAGCTGGAGTATTTGGGTCACAAGATGCATCCGAAGACTCCTTTGTTGACCCCGAAGGGGACAGATGGTATATAGGTTCCATGTAAATGGTTCTTCGGGTTTGTTAAAGTATAAATACTTATAAATAAAACTGTAAACAAAATTTTACATTTTACATTAACAGGAGTAAAAGTATGGCATTTCAAGTATCACCAGGCATTCAGGTCTCAGAGATAGACCTAACAAATGTTGTGCCAGCGGTATCATCAACAGTAGGTGCATTCGCAGGTTCATTCCAGTGGGGCCCAGTTGATGAAGTAATAACAATTTCAGATAGTCAGGGTCTAGTAGACAATTTCTACCATCCAGCAAACACAGATGCTGGTGCAGAAGATTTCTACACTGCAGAGGGGTTCCTAAGATATGGGTCTGCTCTAAGAGTAGTAAGAGTCAATGCAACTGGATTGTATTCTTCCAACTCAGCAGGTCACACAACATCTTTGATTAAGAATTTAACCGATTATCAAACAACATATAAAAATTTATCACTAAACGGAACAGTTGGTTCAGTATCAGCAAAATATGCTGGTGTATTAGGAGCTTCATTAAAAGTTTCAGTATGTGCATCATCAAATGCATACTTCAACGATGCAGTTACTACAGTAAACAATGCAGCTAACGAAGCAGCTGGTCAAACAATTATCACTGTAGCATCAGGTGCAGTATTTACAGTTAGAGATATAATCAAATTTGCAAACCACAACACACTATATCGTGTTACTAATATTGCAACAAACGACATAACAATTGAAGCATTAAACCAACCTGCTGGAACAGGGTTAACACTTACTGTTCCTAATTCAACTAACGTTGACAGATATTGGGAATTCTACTCATACTTTGATAAAGCACCAGTTAAATCTGCAAGTTCTTTAGCACAAAGTGGTAGTAACGATGAGATGCACGTAGTTGTAGTAGACGAAGATGGTCTATTCACTGGAACTGCAAACACTGTATTAGAAACATTCGGTTTCGTATCAATGGCAACAGACGCTAAAGATGCAACAGGTAAATCAAACTACTATGTAAATGTTATCGAAAGTGACTCTCAGTATGTTTATATTACTGGTCATTCAACGGGTACTCATGCAACTGCAAGTTCATCTACAACACACGCAGCTTCTGCTTCAGTAGCATTCTTACAACCATCAGCACCAATCAATCATGTATTGTCAAGTGGTGCAGACGGAAGAACAAGTACTAGTGGTGAAAAACATGGTGCATGGACAACTCATTTTGCAGACGCAGAAACAGTTGATATCTCATTCCTAGTTGTTGGTTCAACAAGAAGTGATAACGGAAGTGGTACAGACCAAGATACAATTGGAGATTGGACTACATTGACTAATCAAGCAATCCTACTTTGTGAATCTAGAAAAGACTGTATGGCAGTTGTTTCACCAAGAAGAGGGTCAGTTGTTAACGTATCATCTGAATCAACACAATTAACTAACGTCTTAGCGGACTATGCAACAGCATCATCGTCTTCATATGCAGTATTCGACTCAGGTTGGGTATACGGATATGACAGATACAATGATAAGTACTGTTGGACACCTGCTAGTGGACATACAGCTGGTCTAATGGTTCGTTCAGACCTATTGAGAGATGCATGGTTCTCACCTGCTGGATTCTCAAGAGGACAATACTTAGGTATTACTAAACTTGCATTTAACCCATCTAAGTCATCTAGAGATGACCTATACAGAGCAAGGGTTAACCCAATTGTAACATTCGCAGGACAAGGAACCGTATTATTCGGTGATAAGACAGCATTAACAGTACCATCTGCATTTGATAGAATCAATGTAAGAAGATTGTTCATAGTCTTAGAGAAAGCAATTGCAACTGCAGCTAAAGCTCAAATGTTTGAATTCAACGATGCATTCACAAGAGCACAATTTAGAGCTGCTGTTGAACCTTTCTTAAGAGATGTTAAAAACAGACGTGGACTAGTAGACTTCTCAGTTGTTTGTGACGAAACAAATAACACAGATACAGTGATTGACAGAAATGAATTTGTATGTTCAATCTTTGTTAAACCTGCTAAATCAATTAACTTTATTACATTGAACTTTGTAGCCGCAAGAAGTGGTGTTGAGTTTAGTGAAATATACGGTGCAGTTTAAGGAGCATAAAACATGGCAACAATAGACCAATTTAAAGCACAACTAATCGGTGGTGGCCCAAGGGCAAACAGATTTAGAGTGTTCTTACCAAGAGCAGGAAATAAAATAGAATTTTTGTGTAAAGCTGCACAAATACCACCTGCTACTATCGGTACAGTCCCAGTAAACTTTAGAGGACATATCCTTAAATTAGCTGGTGACAGAACATTTGAACCATGGTCAGTAACTATAATCAATGATGTTGAATTTTCTGCAAGAACAGCCCTAGAAGGGTGGCAAGAAGAAATTCAATCAATGGATAGTGGTGAAGGCTCTACAAGCACAGACTACTTATTGTCTCGTGCATTCGTAGAACAACTAAACAAAGATGACTCAGTTCTAGCGAGATACGAATTCTTCAACATGTTCCCTACTTCAATTGGTGCAATAGACCTTTCTTACGAAAACGTTGATGCATTGGAAGAGTTTACAGTTGACTTTGAGTTTTCTCACTGGGAAAGAGTCATTTAATTATAGTGAATTACACCACTTTTAAGTGGTATAAATATTAGTATGGAAATATTTGGATACGAAATAACTCGTAAAAAAGACGAGTTAAGAAAGTTAGAGGTTAGCACTGCTTCCTCTTTTGTCGCACCTGTTGAGGATGATGGTACACCCGTTATTCAACAACAGCCAGGCGGGTTCATATCGGGTGGGGCTTATGGGTCTTACGTCGATATGGAAGGTGGTATTAAAGATGAGACTGGTCTTATCAAAAAATACCGAGAGATATCTTTAGTTCCCGAGTGTGACTTAGCTATTGAAGATATTATAAATGAGTGTATTACATCCGATGTCCAAGACAGGATTGTATCACTTGACATGCGAGATGTCGAACTTTCTGAAAGTATCAAGAAAAAGGTTCAAGAGGAGTTCAACGGCATCTTATCAATGATGAAGTTCAATCAGAACTCTCATGAAATCTTTAGAAAATGGTACGTAGATGGAAGAGTATATTTCCATAAAGTCGTTGACTCAAAAAATATCAAGAAAGGTATTATCGACTTAAGAAACGTAGACCCGTTAAAGATTAAAAAAATCCGAAACGTAGAGAAAGAAAAAGACAAAACTACAGGTGTAGAAAAAGTCGTAAAGGTTGAAGAGTTTTATGTCTTCAACGATAAAGGTTTTGATAAGGGTGGTTCAGCTGGAGAAGGGAACACACTTAAGATAGCACCCGAGGCAGTATCATATACTACTTCAGGACTATTAGACTACAGTAAGAACGTAGTCATTGGGTATCTCCACAAAGCATTGAAGACTGCAAATCAGTTATCAATGATGGAAGATGCACTTGTTATCTACAGGATATCAAGAGCTCCCGAAAGAAGGATTTTCTACATAGATGTAGGTAACCTTCCAAAAGCAAAGGCAGAACAGTACCTTGCAGATGTGATGAATAAGTATAGAAATAAACTTATTTACAATGCAGATACAGGGGAAATCAAAGATGACAGAAAACATATGAGT